GTTGACCAGCAGATGGATGACATACGTAAGAACCTTCCGTTCCGTCGTGAGTTCTCTGAGATTGATTCTTCTAAAGGTGCTATCGAGTGGCTGGCTGCAACTGTTGCCCAGCAAGGGCCGAACATCCTTGAGTCTATTGGTGTTGCTGCCGCAGGTTTCTTTGCAGGTGGCGCAGCAGGTGGCCCTTTGGGTGCGGCAGGTGGTGCACTGGCTGGCTTGGCAGGTAAGACTGCCTTTAAACAATCTGTACTTGCGGCTCTAAAGAAACAAGCAGCAGGCGAAGCATTAGATGTAGCCGAAACTAAACTGCTTAAAGAAGCGGCTGGTATTGCAGGTGCAACAATTCTTAGTGTGGGTCAGAACTACGCCACTGGTGCGGCTGATATTTATGGTGAGTTCCGTGAACAAGGGTCGGGTGCTGATGATACCAACGCTCGTCTTGCTGCTTTGTCAGGCGCAGTTCCTTATGCTGTTCTCGAATCTCTCCCTGAGTTCTTACTAGCTTCCCGTCTATTTGGGCGTGGTGGTATATCTGCCAGAGGTGGTTCAACTAACCTACAAGATATTCAGGGTAAAACCTTTCTTGGGACACAAGCCCTTCGTGGTGGGGAACTACTTAAGCGTGGAGCAAAAGGTGCGGCAGTCGGTGGTACGGCTGAAGGCTTAACTGAACTAGGACAAGAGAGTCTGCTTATTGGTATGACAGGTCAGGACTTTACTGATGCTGATGTACAGAACCGACTCCTTGAATCCTTTGCTGCTGGCTTTGGTGTTGGCGGTACGATTGGTGCTGGTGCTAACCTACGACGCGGCCCTATCGGCAAACAACCTACCAACTTGTTGAACCCCGGTCAGACTACTGACCCACCTCCTAGCGACTCTCGTGAAGTAACCCCCGTAGGCGGGCCAACCCCCTCAGGTGGTATGGGCGCACGCCCTGACTTCGTAGCTGGTGCTGCTGGTGTTCGTGCATCTACGCCGGGCGACCGCATCTACACTGGCCCAGTTGAGCCTAATCAGTTTGGTGGTGCGCAAGGCGTGCTTGACCTCGGTGGTATCCCTGTGGCTGAAGCCAAGGCTCGCAGCATGCAAGGCAATGTGCAACCACAACGGGTATGGGATGTAACCACTCAATCGTGGCGTGAAGTTAGCCCACAAAGTGCAGATGAACAAGTAGCCGCTAATTTCCAACAGAAACGTCAGGAACGTATTCAATTAGGGCAATACATCAATACCCTAAAACAACAACTTGCTAATCCTAATCTGCCCCCACAAGAACGGGCTAATTTAGAACGGCAATTAGCGCAAGCCACTGAAGCGATTCGTACTACGACTGATGTTATAGATACCACTCAGTTTGCTAGAGAGCAAGCTGGGCAACCGCCTATTCGGCAAGAATTACCAACAGTAGACCCTAATCAGTTGGCGTTGCAGTTTGCGCCTCCTGCCCCTAGTGGCGTAGGCTTTACTGACCAAGCTGCACCTATCGTAAACCCTGCTATGCAGCAGGCAATGAACTTGGCACAAAGCCGTGAAGCTCAGGTACAGGCGCAAGCCGCAGCCGCCGCACAGCGTGAGGCTGACCTTAATAAATTGCAGGCACGTGGGCAAGCCCAACGTCAACTGGATATTGCTCAGCAAGCTATGGACGCTGCCCGGGCACAACAGCAACAGACACAGCAACAACTTCCCACGAAACCGTTGCCTATACGGCAGCCTCAGCAGTTGGAATTGTTTAGCCGTAGAGAAGCTCCGCGCCCATCCCGTGCTGAAGGTCTACGTCGTGGTGTAGGTACGCAACTTCCTGAGCCAACCACTCCCGTGTTGCCTGTCCAAGACTTGCGCCGTAGTCCTCAAGTGCCTTTGTTTACTCAACAAGGCGCTCCATCTATGGCCGCTCTCAGAAGTGCAGGGACACAGCAACAAGTTGTACCGACAGTGCAGCAAGGCGCTACCCAGATTGCTCCAACAGGTGCACCTGTTACTGCGGTTACTTCTGAAGCAGCTAAGGGTGTGGCACTTAAGAAAGAAAAGACTGGCACGATTACCTTTGAAGATGGCTCTATATATACAGGGCAATTGAAGAAGGGCGAGCCTAATGGTCAAGGTACTTTGATTTATTCGGACACATCCACATACACGGGGCAGTTCAAGAACGGCAAACCACAAGGTAAAGGTCGTTTTGAAGATGCAGATGGTACTGTATTCGATGGTCAATTTGAAGATGGAGATTTCATACAACCTGAGGTAACAGAAGATGCCACTCAAAAAGGGAAGCAGCAACAAGGTCGTCAGTCAAAACGTAAGCAAGATAATGCGGGAGTACAAGGCGGGGGGCAAACTGGGCAACAGCCCACGACCCAAGAGCAAGGCGGCGGCACTGAAACAGGCGGTGGCGGCAAGTCTCTCAAACGCGGGAAGAAGCAAGAAGTAACTCCTGACGAGACACCCCCACCCCCACCTCCTAAGGGGGGTAAGGCTCTAAAGAAAGCCCCAGCAAAAAAGACTGAGGCTAAGGCTGAAGCCGCACCCAAAGCAGCCAAGTTGCAGAAAGGCCCGAGTGGTTTAGCTGCAATGGTTGGTCAGCTTATGGGTACTACGGCTCAACCTACTGTGGTTGAGAGCCAGCCTAAACGTGGGCCGAATGAAGCCAGTGCTGAAACAGTCGCAGCCAATGAAGAACTCGACATGGCTATCGAGACTGCTGAAACAACTAAGAACGCAGCAGCTTATGCCGAGGCTTTGTATGACATTGTGTCTGCTTATGTAACCTCAGCAGACCGTACGTATCTACGTAAGACATCCACAAAGTTCTTGACAGATGAAGGTGGTGTACCGAAGGGCGACTATGTAGCTGCTCTGCGTGAGATTGCGTTGGATGAAGAATCCATCTCTCCAAAGTCACGCCTGTATGGTTTGTTGGCTGATGCTGGTTTGTTAAACGATGTGAACGTACTGAAGAACGTACGTGTCCCCGGCGCAAAAACTACACAAGAAGCAGTGGTAGGAGAAACCATTGGGGCAAACTCTGAGATTACTCCTGAAGAAAGCCTTGCTAACTTCATTGATTCCAATCCACAATGGCCTAACCGCAAGCAGTTGGTTGACAAACTCAAACAACTCTACGGCAAGATTGACGATGATAATTTTCTTGTCGGTAAACGTGGTCGCATCAAAGACTTCTTTGACACTAATGGGAATCCCTTAGTAACTCAACCTGCTGGTACGTCTTACTTTATCCCTAATACTGTGGCTGAAGAAAAGACTACCAAGTCTGATTTCGTAGCTAAGCATGAAACCGCCCGTAAAGAATTGCGGGACTTGGAAGATACTGAAGACCAGACCACACTGGATGACCTTCAGTTTGACCCATTCTATGACCGCAAGCCAAACAGTGATGATGACTGGCGTGCTTTCCGTTCTAATGGTAAACCCTTAACGCCAATGAAAGTTGGCCCACTGCGTTTGTTTGCGGCTCGGGTTATCTCTAAGTATGCTCGTAAGCCACGGGTATCTGTGTTTGCGAATATCCAAGACATGAAGCGTAGCAACCCTGCCCTGTTTGAAGCAGCAGCAAAGGCTCGTAAAGATGGTGACATCGAGGCGGTCAATGCCGCAGGTATGGCTTGGGGTGACAACGTGGTTCTGTTTGCAGACCTCATCCACTCTGAAGAACACGCCCGCTTTATCATTGCCCATGAAACTCTTGGGCACGTAGGTTTCCGTGGATTGTTTAGCAATCAAGCACTTAACAAGATTCTCCAGTTCGTTGCTGATGCTGACCCTCATCTCACAAATGAGGCGATTGTCTACGCAAACGGCAAAGGAATCCCATTCCTCGAAGCAGTCGAGGAGGTGTTGGCAGACCGTGCTGCTGCCATTGACAATAACACAATCCTTAGGTTTTGGAACTGGTTAAAAGACCAATTGAATAAACTTGGCTTGTCGTTCAACGATGACGCAGCCCGCTACCTTATCAGCCTATCACGCAAGTACGTGCGTCAGGGCGTTGGGCGTAGTGAAGTCAACACCTCTGGTCTCTATAAAGAAATCAACGAGGCACTGGCTACTGAGCAGTCCGACATTGAAGTATTACGCTTTGCCCAGTCTGCCGCCCAAGGTTCTGCTAACTTTGCACAGAACTTTGTAAACCGCAACTTTGCCGTTTATGGAAACCTTGAGCGTTCCATCCGTGACATTGTGGATGCTTCACAGAAGTCTGCCGAAATGCGCAAGCAAGGCAAGGGTGTCCTTGCCAACGTACGTAACGTGGTTCAAAAGGTTCTTGATGGTATTCAAACCCAAGACAACATGGCTCGTAAGTCTAAGGGCTACTTCAAAATCTTTAGGTTGCTGCAAGACCAAGCGGCTCGTCAAACTGAACTTAAGACCCAGTATGCTGAGATAACCAATATTGCCCATGAAGCTAAGTTCCTTGGGTTTGGTGAGGGTTTAACGTCTGAGCAAAGTGTCCGTGCCGGTGAGTTGATGGCATACGCTACGCTGTTTAAGATGAACCAATTGTCGGATAACGCTATTGCCAAGATGGACAATATCGTGTTCTATGACCCGAACAATCTTGAGCCTATACCTAAGATAAACGTAGACGGATTTAACCAGTTAAAACAGGTTGGTCGTATGACTCCTGAGGAATTCCGTAGCGGCTTTAAAGTTCAGCAGGGTACTGAAGAACGCCCAATGACTGAGGAATATAAAGCGGAACTGGCTGCGCAACGGGACAAAGAGCTTGCCATTATGGAAGCAGGTAGGAATCGGGAACTTGCCCGCCTGCAAAAGAAACTGGCTGCGGCTACTAATGAGGAAGCCAAGCTAGAGTTTGAGCTACGCATTAAGCGTCTTGAGAGTAGATACGCCAGTAATGTAGAAAGTACCAAGCGGTACTACACCAAGCAGATGAACGATAAGACCTATGAGGCTCCTCGTCTAACGGATTCTCTTGACTGGTTTAAAGATGTTGATGGTACTGTAATCGAGAATGACGATGGTACTGTGACCTACACAGGTACAAGTATTGAGTATCAGGTGTACTTGCAGTTCCACGAGGCTATCTCTAAATCGGCTGCGGATGTATTGATTGGTAAGTATCTTGGTGCTATCCACGAGCAAGCCCGTGCCATTACCTCTGGTGTTGGGGCATCGTTTAACCAGTCGCTAACTGCACAGGAAACTAAGTTCATTGAGGACATAGTTGAGCAGTACGACCGCATGCGGCTAAAGGATTCAGGCTACAAGAACAACCGTTTTGAGATGAGCGAGTCTGCCCAAGAGGATGCTAACGAGTGGCTACGTATGAAGTTTGCCCGTGCGTTCTATACCGACCTTGCCCTGACTGACCTAGCCAAAATGGTCGAAGGCTATACCCCCGCAGAGGTTGATACGATTGTCCGTGGTATGCGCAAGAAACTTCGTACCAAGGTAGACCCTGACATAGATGACATTCGGGATAGTTCTATTTGGGCATTAGAGCATCGCATTGAAGAACGGGCAATGTTTGCCGCCTCTATTAATGATGACCAGTTCTACGCCAAACGAACCATTGCTGGTTCGTACGTTCCCCTCATCCGTGAAGGCGATTGGCAAATTCGTATTCAAGCCTACAAGACTGTCAACGGACAAGAAGTTCCTATTAAGTTACGCCAAGGGCAACAAGACTCTTTGTTCTACGGCAAGACCGCTAACCAAAAAGATGCCCAAGAAGTTCAAGACGAACTGGACAACCTCTTTTCAGGTGAGCATGACATGCGTGATGCCGATGGCAATATGCAGACAGTTAAGTTGCGAGCCATTGCATCGGTTGCAGAACAGACTCCCGCCCTTGTGGACATCCTCCACTACGACGAGGTAATGTATTCGCTCAGTCGTTTGGGTATCAACATTACCCCTGAGCAACGGACAACCTTGGTTCAGAAACTTACTGCACAGAACACTCGTGCCCGTGCAAACCTGAAGCGTTCGGGCGTACCGGGCTGGGATAAAGATGTTGTCAAGAGTGCGTCGGCTTACCTAGAACAGCAGGCATATACCGCAGCTAATAAAGAGTTCCGCCATCAGTACGATGAAGTGCTTGATAACCCGTTCAACTGGCAAGGTGACCCTACCCGTTTAGAAGAACTGCGGGTTAAATGGGAAAGCAGTACTGGCGAGGCTAAAGAGATTGCCGCTCGGGAGTATTTCCAAGAGAAGTTCTACTACGATAATGCCGTTGAAGTTATTGATGGTAAGCGGGTGGAGCGTGGCAACTGGTACAAAGAACGTGCCAAGTCTTTGCTTGACTGGAAAGAATCCACGGGTGACATCGTTCATGCTGACGACATTTGGACAAACAACGAATGGTCTGTTGCGGCTCGTACTTGGGCGGCTATTGCCCAACTTGGTGGCTCTATTGCTACTGGTGTCACACAGATGCTTTCGTTGCCAACCAACTCATGGGCGTACCTCTCAGCCTTTAATCCTAAGAATGGATTTGGCTTAGGGTTAGGCGCAGGTCGTGCCGCCACATTGTTATTTGACTATGGTCGCAAAGCAGGTAGCTTCCGTTACGCCAATCTAGACTACATCAAAGGACAGATTAAAGAACTCCAAGATAGTGGTGAAGATAGGAACAAGGATGGGCTGACGTTTGCCGAACTGAACTTCCTCCAAACCATGACGGAAGAACAACGCCTTGATGCCGCACAATTTAACGCTTTGACTGGTACTAGCCGTGGTCGTAAGATTACTGGCAATCCAACCGCACAAAAAGTTATTCAGGTATGGATGCTTCCATTCAGTTATTCCGAACAATTTAACCGCCGCACCACACTCCTAGCAGCATATCGTGGTGAGTATGACCGTCAACGTGCTGCTGGCCTAGCCCACAATGAGGCTGACCTTGCCGCCCGTGCTGCGGCATCTCGTGCCGTTGATGCTACCCAAGGGGATTACGCTCAGTACAACCGCCCTGCTTTCTTCCGTGGTGGACTCCAGTCGTTCATCTATATGTACAAGCAGTACCCTATCTTGATGGTTCAGTTGCTAAAGAACATGAACTATGAAGGTCGTATCATCATGCTCGGGTCGTTGCTCTTGTTATCCGGAGTACGGGGCATACCGGGTTCTGACGACATCTTGGACATTGTTGATGGTATTGCTCAGCGCCTTGGCTTGAAGGTTGGCTCGATTGAAAAAGAGTTTGCTCGTCTGACCCGTAGCGTATTCGGTGATGAACTAGCGGCAGAGATTAACCCAATCATCATGCGTGGTTTGCTTGACCACTTCACTGGTCTTTCATTCTCGAATCGCTTAGGTCTTGGGGACATCATCCCCGGAACTGGCTTGCTTAAACCATCGGCTACCAAGCAGGAGATTCTGCGTGAGGTGGTAAATATTGCAGGTGCACCAACGTCTTTCTTGGCAGGTGCGTTTGAGTTTACGTTTAACACATTGCCTGCGGTAGCCACAGGGCGTAAAGGACTAAGTTCCTTAGCGACTGACTCTCCCTTTACGGCTATTAAGAACTTGGGTACTGCGTTTAAGTTTTACGACACAGGTGCGATTGTCGACACCAAGGGATATGTTGTAGCGCAGAACGCCACCACTTGGGAAATACTTGGTAAGGCACTAGGTTGGTATCCATCCCGTGCTCAGGCACAGATGGACTGGTTGATGGCTGACTCCCAAGAACAAGCATACATGTCTATGATTAAGACTGAAGCTACCCGCCAAGCAGTTGCCGCTCGATTGTCAGGCGATGTGGATGCTGAGAAGGATGTCAAGGAATACATCAAGTCATGGAACGAAAGCACCAAAGGGACACGCCTAGAGATTCGCAACTTTGAGAAAGGTTTAAATCAAGCCTTCCGTGAAGCCAAGAAACCACTAGCGTTACGTGCCCTCAAGTCCTCCGCTAAAGGTGGCAGAGCAGAAGCTAAGGAGTTGCTACGCATTTACGGCGTAGACGAGGAAACCCTTTCGGGCATCCCCGACTAAACAACCTTGAGTTGCCCGTGAGTTAGGTCGTTCACCGAATGGTCAGCGTCATCCAAGATTCCCAATAAACGTGGGTGATTTAGGTTGATGCCGACCACATAGCATTGCGGAATCTTAATACCAACATCTTTACCGAAGTACGCTTTCTGTGATTTCGGTGTGGCAATAATCCCTTCCATCTCAAACTCTTGGATAAATGCTTTGTAGTCATAGCCACGGGTGCTAAGCCATTTCCGTAGCTTGGTTCTTTCGACAAGCACTGTGCCACTCTCGAACTTGCCATCGTAGGTTTTGCGGAATAAGTCGTAGCGTACAAGGATGTCTGCAATATACGGGCGATTGTTGTCCCGCATTGGCTTCTGTCCGGGGGTGTGCATGACAGTCAAAGTTGCATCCATGTTCTCGTTGATGAACTCGCCCAGTGCATCGAAGGCATCCATACGATTGGTTGCCGCAGATACTTTCATGGACTTCAGTTCACCTAGTGCCCATTCAGTTGCGTCTTGATAGTCATACTGGATAAGCCCATACTCCTTTGCCAACTGGTTACCCAAGTCTGAAAGCACAACACCGACTTCCCAAAAGCGCTCGTCACCAGTAAAGCTAACACCATATTTCTTAGGGAACTCATTGATAGCGTGGTCAAGCATTGCCTTCAAACCATCTATACCCAACGGCATTAAGTGCCTAATAAACTCCTGCCCTACTGTGCCGTAGTTGTTCATTAGGAACGCATGTATCTGCCGACCTACTTGGCTACCCTTGGTAAACAGTGGGTGCGGTGCAACATTAAACTCAAGCAGTCGAGCGAGCTTGGCGTCCGTAGCATGACCACCTGCGTACAACATACTGTGCAGTGATTCGTTGGTCGATACAGTCATGGTGGTTGCCCACTCTTTGGTTGCTCGTTCTTCTGCACTACGATTCAAACGTGCCTTGTCCCTACCCTGCGATGTCCAGTAGATAAGGTCGCCTGCTTCTTCACGGTCAAGCATCGTCAGTTCGTCTACTGTCATGGGTAGGTTGCCATGCAAAGAAAGACGTGAGAACAAACTGTTCTGTGTGAACTTACCACCGAAGTGGAGTTGGTCAGGGTTGCCCCATATGGATTGCATCATGTACTGACCGAGCGTCTTACCGCCACCAGTCTTGCCATACAAGGACAGAATCAAACCTTTCAAGCCACTGACCTTGAGCAATGGTGTTGCAAATGAGAAGCCAATCAGGAACTTGTGGAGTTTTAAATCGGCAGAGTCAAGGATACGGGTGAAGTTAACCCATTCTTGCAGGTCTCCTTTTGTGCCGTACATGTCCTCAGATAGCTTGCCGACCCCTTGGGCTAGGTTGACTTGCTCAATATTTACTGTGCCGTTGGAGTCCCGGCGAAGAAGCGAACTGCCAATCACAAACTCGTTGTAGTTTGATTTCCAACCCATTGATGAGTACAAGTTTGTTAGCCCTCGGCGTTGCTTCAACTCCTCCATGTATGAACGTAAAAGCATTTGGAAGTTTTCCGTTTGTGACTTGTTAAAAAGAAGGATGCCTTGGTCTGCGATTGTGGTAGAGAAGTCACGGCTACCATGTGCTAAGTTGGCTTGACGCATTACCAACTCAGTCCACCCAACGTGTGGGCGATTCCACATAAAGCGAACTACCTCATAGCCAAGTCCTTCATCCTTACCATACCCCACTGGGTATAGGTCGAACTTGCATACGTCAATATCTGTTTCTTCAATGACCATCTTCATACCATCAGTGGTACGTTTAAATGGTTTGGGTACTGGCACTACTGCGGCAATAGGGTCAACCATAGCCGCCATTGATTTGACCTCAGCTAGTTGTGTACCTAGTCGTGCGGGGCTACCAATCTTGTCCTTAAACTTACAACCCTTACAACCCTCAGGTCGCTCAAGCATAAACTTCTCGCACAGTGTTGGGCCTGTTGCGCCGTTCTTCCAGTTCTCAATCTTGGTGGTTACTTCACTCTCATTAAAGTTTGCGTATTCTTTACTCCATTTAATTGCAGTAGCTACTGGCTCTTGGCAATAGGCGGCGACACCCATCATCTTCCACCAAAAGGGTTCAGTCACATCGTTCTGATTCTCAGCACCCCATTTAATTTGTTGGCATCCTGCGACCACTCGCTCTGCATTTGCAGGTTGGTATTCATGCTTGACTGCCATAGCATCCAACAACGTATTGTTGCGTGTTGGTTGTGCGGGTGGCTCATAAGATGAGCCATGAGTAAACGGCTCGAGTACTGCCCACAACTGGTTGTAGGTTACATCGGGAGCATCTCTTAACAAAACCGCAGTCTTATTACCCTTGGGATTCACACACCCAATCGGTCTAAGAATACGTGCGTTATCTCCTGTCACACCAATATCAGGTGTGAACCCTTTGTCCAAGCAAGCCGCCTTCAGTGCGTTAGCCAATGGCTTCCACTGCGCAGGCGCAACCGCCGTATCAAGAATCCAGTAAACGTGTAGCCCATTACCAGACGAAACAATCATCGGCATGGGTAGCCCAACATCTTTGACAAAGGCAATCAGAGCCTTGGCCCCTTCGCTTGCATCAATGAATGGCTTTGGCTTTCCATTCTTACCAATACCGCAGTCAACGTCTATCGCAAGTACCTTTGTACGCTCAACGAACTCCTGCTTCCTACGCTTCTCCGTAAATGTAGAGATGGCGTAGTACGTGTTCTGCCCCCTGTCATTCAGAGCCTGTGCAACTTGTGCGAGTTTTTCTACCGAATCAAAGTAACCATGTCTTGGTGCAGGGTTGTCCCGCTCAAAACTAGCTATGCAATACAATCCTTCAGTTGGTAGTACTCGCTGAAAAAAACTCAGCGTGTCCATAATATCCCCGTTAGTGGGGGGTAGTTAGCCCCCCTGTCCCTCAGTTAAAACGCTTCATAAGTTCGTCAAGGCGTTCTTTCCTCTGCTTCTGTTCCATAGCAATGACGGCAGGCGTAGGCCATTTGTCATCCACCATGATAGAAAGCAATTGTTTGAGGACAGTCCTGACAGTACCATCGTTAGCTTTGCGGATAACTTTCCCCCGCACCCAACCATAATACGTCATACGACTGACACCGAATAGGGAAGCCATGTCACTGGTTGTCAGCATCATGTGCTTCCGCAATGCCTCGACCTTTGTAAAGTCAATAGGCATATTAGGCGTCATCTGCGGCTACCTCCCCAACGAGTGCGGCAATCTCATCAGCCAATGATGCGGCAGATGGTGCAGAGGCAACGGCAGGTTGTGCCTTAGCCTGCGGTGCAGTAGCCGCCTTCTTGGGTGCACCAAAACCACGCTTCGCAGTAGCAGGTTGTTCTGCCACGGGGATAGGAGCAGGTTCAGGTTGAGCCACTACGGGAGCGGGCTTCGGTGCAACTTGTTGTGGTGCGGCAATCTTAGGTACTGCCGGGGCCGCAGATGTACGCAACTCACCAGTAATCTGACGAACTTCTTCTGTGCCAAACAGTCTATCAACTTCCTGTTGGGTCACTTCATCCAAGAAACCGCCAAAGTCAAACTTCAGTTTAGGGAATGACGCATCGGTATCAAAGGACACACGAGTACGGACAATCTCAGCAGGGATACCACGGAGCGACAACTCCTTTTGGTATTTGCTTAAGCCTTGTAAAGCGGCAGGGGTAACGGACAACAAGTATACAGGCCCAGTTGGGTCATCAGCCGATACAACTGCCAAACGCTTTTGGTCAGAGCAGGCTTTGATTTGTTTACCCTGCGGAGTAATTTTGCTACCCCATGCGTTCTGTGGGCAAGAGGCACACAGGTCATTCTGTGGCTCAGCACTGGATGCATCAGGTGATACACCATCCATAGAGAAGCAGTCAGGAGAAGCAGGCTCGCTCTCAGGTGTCCACGCTTTGGCATACCAAGTCTTAGATAGGCGTGGGTTCGCACCGACTACAACAATATCCAATGACGTAGAGTCAAGGACAGTCTCAGTACCGCCCTCAACAATACGGAAACGGCTACCCTTAATAGAGATACGTGCAGTAGCTTCGCCACTACCGATACCGCCTGCCAATGACTGGGCTAGGATAGAAGGAACACCAACACGTTGAGCGAGGTGGGAAGGAACTTGCACGTTGGCAAGAGTAATTGCATTGCTCATAGATATTCTCCTTTAGTGAGCGGGTTAAATACGATTGGTCGCACGTTTAGCTTTAGCAAAACCACTGGTTAAGCTATTGTTTTGTATTGCCACTGCTCGTGCTTTCTCAGCGGCAAACATCTCTAGTTGATTCTCGTTACTGATATTCAGCTTACGCTTTACTTTATCTGCCGTAACATGTTCTGCTATGGCTTGGTGTGCCCCATCGTAAGCGGCTTGCATAATCCATCTACGTATCCATCCCATGTTAATCCTCCACTCGGTTAGCGGGTTTACGAATGTTCACTTCCAACTTTGTGCCGTAGTTGACACCGGGGGGAACGACCTTGTTTGCATCTATATAGCCACGTACTGCTATCTTGCTGACACGTTTTTCAAGCATGTCATATGCTTCTTGTGTGCGAATGAAATCAAGCACTGCATCCCAATCGCCTACATTGGCATAGTCTGTTGTGGTTAAGAACGCAGTGCCGTGCTTAGTCTTGAACGATGTCACACCTTGCAAGTCAGCTTGTTCTTTAATCCACGCTTCTATCTTCTCCATCTTGGCTTTGATAACCGACACTCGGTCTTTTACTTCAGCCTCCATAGATTCTTTCTGCAACCTAAGTTTCATGTAGGTCGCCACTACATCATCTACATTTACAGTCATAGTTGTCACCTATTAGTCTGTTGTTGAATTAAATCAAGAAGCAGTCCTTGCAACTTCTGCTTGTTCTTCAATCGCTCATACATCTTGTACTCAAGGTCTGTCGCCTCGATGTGGATGACGTTCGATACATGCTTCTTGCCGATACGCTCAATGCGCCCGTTTGCCTGAACATATTGTTCGTTGCTAGTTATCGGGCCATACCAGACAATGGTAGATGCACTTGTTAGCGTTAAGCCGTGCGCCATTGTTGCGGGGTGAGCAACTAGCACATGTGGATTTTTAGCATGTTGAAAGTCATGGAAAATTTGGTTGCGCTTTGATGCAGATACTTCACCATTCACAACTGCTACTGTCCAATGCTTGCTAAGTTCTTTCTCCAACATATGCAAAGTACCCGTCAGTGGTACGAATACAATTACCTTCTCTCCTGCTTCTTCAATTACCTCCTTTACTAAATTAACACGTGGGGTACAGTCCAACTCAATGTTCTGTCCATCGTCACCATAGGCTACACCACAGGCTATCTGAACTAACTTCTGAATCTTGACTGCTTCATTAACTGCCGTAATAGTTCCATCGGTAGTCATCTCAGTTACGAAATGCCGTAGCATTTGCGAATAATGTTTCTTCTGTTCGGGTGTTAACTCCACCTGTCTTGTCTGCACAACTGTATCAGGCAAATCGAAACACTCATCACGGGTATACCTTACCGCAGGTTGTAGGATGTGCTTAACTATATCTACTGATTCGGGGCGAGGTACAAACTTCCATTGCCCAATCTTCATCATGACCTGTTCACGGAAAGCAGTATATGTTTTTGTACAGTATGGACTGTTAACTAATTTAGCCAGTGCCCATGCATCTGTTGGGTCGTTGGGTGTAGGTGTCCCAGTCATCAACCACAAACGTGTTGCTGAATTAGCTTCCAACCATTTGCGGAATACCTTGAACCTTTGTGTTGATGGATTGCGTAGCACCGCCGCCTCATCAATGATTACCAAATCAAATAGACCAATGGCTTCGTTTGAAATAATGTTAAAGCCATCATGGTTAATGATGTAGAAGTCAACCTCTTTCTTGAGAAGTTGTTTGCGTTTGTCTGCCGTACCATGAAGGACAGTGAACTTACGATGTGGGAATCCTGTAAAGATTGCGTCACCCCATACCCGTTCCAATGTGGATAGCGGGGACATGATGAGAACCTTTTTAACCTGCTTGGTTTTAATCAAATAGTCAGCCGCCCATAGAGCAGACTGCGTTTTACCAGTACCGATTTCATTCAACACCAACCCGCGTTGATTGAGCGTCAAGAACGCAGCAGTATCTTTCTGATGGCTATACGGGATATGCTGTCCGGGCCAGTTGTAATAATGCAAGATAGGAGAGGGCGCATCAATACCCAAGTTGCGCAGTACACGTACTTCATCAAGGCTATGCGGGGTAAGGACAAGCGGTATCCCCCGTACCATTACAGTCTTTGCAGTCGGGATACTGTCGAGTACCCGATTGGGATTGTTTAATTTAAGGGCAAGGGTCTTAGCCCTTTCAACTACTAGCATGTTGTCACCTGTCAAGTTTCTCTTGTATAACTACACTCAGTTGGTCAATAGTTTCTTGGTCAAACACGACCATCCACCAACCACCTGCCTTCTGTATCTTTGCACCACACTGCATCTGCAACGCAGTAGGCTTCTTTGTCCTATCTGCTTTCACCTCAATGCCAAGGAACTGCCCCCTGACTATGGCTATGATGTCGGGTATTCCTGCCATCCCAAACCCATTGTTTGCAGGGAAGAAATACCAAATACCTTTTGCCTTTAACACCTCGACAACCTTACGTTTTACCTTACCTTCGGGTGTCATAGCACTCATCTTACGCCCCTTTACACACTTGTCAAGTTTTATTTTATTAGGTTAAACCCTAGCACTATCACAGTCATGTCGGGCAGGGCAAAACCTGCACAATCCTGATGGTCTAGCAGGCCAGTTGTCGTGCTCAAAACTTGTATGAATCCGTTGGATACGCTTCATAATGTCTGCCCATAGCGTGTTGGTTTCCCCCCTGTGGTAGGTCTCTGTGTCCATCTCCATTGTCTTGAGCCACACTAGGGAAGTGCGTACCGATTGCACGTCAGGGAAATGCTTAAACACTTGGGCGGCGAACAGTTGCATTTGGAATTGGTCAGCGTTTCGTTTACCAGTTTTCCAATCCATTACATTCGCAATGTCTTTATTGATTACAAGGATGTCAAGTTTAGAACGTAGCCATGCGTCAGCATCGTACCAACCTGTTGGGGTAAGGTTTTCGTTGAGTACAAGTTCTTTCTCGATGTGTAGTTCACCCCCCTTAGAGATGCGCTCGACCGATGCGCACAGGGGTTCGTAGTGCGCAATCTCTTGGGGCAGTAGGGCAGAGGACTTAAGCCTATGCTCAAGGTATTCATGGATTCTTTCGCCATACTTACTGGCATCACCACCTGCGTCAACAACATCTTTGACAATGCGTTGCCGAAAGTAGCGATACGGACAGTTCTCGTATAGCTTGATTGCCGAATAGGAGTGGCTTAAGTGCATAAATTGTAGCCCCTCGGGGTGTCCTTGGGGTTCTCTGTTTGATGGAAAGTACAGTGTACATCACTCATGCATACGGCGCAAGATGTCGTACTTTAATATTTCCAACTGGGCAATTACTTCGGTTACGTTGTCTATCTTGGTGGAGTAGCGCATGTATTTGTCGTCTGCCTTAAGCATGATAAGAACATCAGTCGCACCCCCCTCCTCGACACGTGCCATTGCCGACTCCAACATGGCAACAACTTCCTGCTTACGGGTATTTCCTACTATTTCAGTCAAGTTTGTGATGCTCATTATGTATCTCCATAGTTAGTTGCGTAGCCTGCTTCGCAAGCCACAGGTAAATCGGTACACCAGCTAGGTGCAGTGGACATAATCGTGACAAGATGTTGCTCTGCCTCTGACGCCCTGTCCTCCGGGGCCGTGATGATAATCTCATCATGTACTTGGAAAGCCACGTGGTAGTGTTGCCCAATGGCAGTCATCTGTTCTGATACAACAATCCTAGCCATCGCTTGAATGAGGTTCTCTGTGACCTTACCCCCATAGATTTTTGTCCATGAGATGTCGTCTGTCTGCCCAGTCATCACTCTGTCTTTGATTGCCTTACGATATGTTCGTGCGTCACCGATGTACTCGTAGTTCGTTCCGTTGATGCGGAGTGCGGGGTAGCGTATATACAATCCGTTAGGCAGCCTTATGCCCTGCTCGTCATACTCCAACATCTTGGCAATAGAACCTGTCTGTCTTGCTACGATACCACCCAGTGCGCTTCCACACTTCTGCCACAAGGAAACAATCTTGTGATTCTTTTGCCGATACAAACGCACAATCCTGTCGGCTTGGTCTAGGCTAATCTTCACACTAATATCACCTTGTCCAATCTCTAGGGTGCGTCTGAACTTCTCAGCCCCCATGCCGTAGCCAAGTCCCAAGATACAAGTCTTACCAACAAAGCGTTCTATCTTGTCAGCCTTGGTTATGGCTCGCCCATAAACTTCCGATGCGAACTCACTATATACATCACGACCTTGTGCGAACGCACTAACTAAATCGTGTTGCTCTGCTACCCAAGCTACCATGCGAGCTTCAATCTGTGATGAATCACATGCCACAAGAACTTGTCCGTTAGGTGCTTTCAATGCACGGCGGATTGTGTTGTTCCCACGAGCAGGCAAGTTTTGTAAGTTCAGCTTGTCACCCCCTGAGAACCTGCCTGTGTGCGCACCATAATAGTTGAGCATGATTGGCAGGCGACCTCGCTCGGACACCCCAATCAAATTCTCGGTGCGAGTTTCTTCTAGTGTGGACTTCACGCCGAGCCTCGCAGCGACCGCGACCTGAACCTTCTCATTAGGATGCTCGAGAAGTTCGATGAACTCCTTGTCGGTCTTTCCGAACGCAAATGTTTCCTTGCCTGTGCGCAGACTTGTTTTAGTTGGGGGGTCAATCCCCAAGTTAGTTAGGTACTTCGCAAAGATTTGATTACTCATCAACGTCTTGGTGATTGCTTCGTCACTAATACCAGTGAGTCCCATGTCGGTGATAAGGTCACGCTTCTTTGCTTTGACTTCCTCAAGATGTTGTTGTAAAAGTTCTTTGTCAAGTTCAATCGTAGGCTCGGTGTACATGCGTAGCGTTTGGTCAATGACCATCAACTCACTGGTAGGAAATCCTTTGCACAATTTCTTGAACAACTGGTAAGTTAACTCCACATCGTTCTTGCAGTACTCCCCGTACTGGGCAAGTTCTGCGGGGGTGAAGTCAGATTTCCTTTTCCCTAGCGCATTGAGAACGTCATCACCTTTAGCCCCCAACTTATAGTAAGTAGCCAAGGCTTTGAGCGAACCCCCCACAGTCATCTGATGGGTTGGTCTTGCCATAGATAAAGTATCAAGCCACAACTTCGGCTTGATTCCATAGTGCCACGATAAGATTGCCCCATCAAAGGCGGTGTTGTGACAAAGGATTGCTTTGTCTTTATAGTCCAACGACTTCAAGAACTTGGCAGGGTCACTGCCTGAGTACCAGTCGGTAGGGTAGTTGTTAACCTTGATGCCTACCCCGATGACCTCAAACAAATCGCTACGAACATATTGTTCGGTGGTCATCTTTGACAAGGAGAAGTCCTTGTCGTAGTAGGTTTCAAAGTCAATGGTCACAATGTCCATAATTATTTTCTTCTTTCTAGCCATATGAGTGCGTACACAAACATGGCAAAAACTAAAACAAAAGAACCGATGACTATGACTGCGAACTTAATCCCAAACCATAGTGCATCAGCCATTACAAGAGCGAACATCAGAAGGAAGTCACTCATCACCTCTTACCTCAACAAGTTTGTCGATGTAGTGCCGTGCTTTCTTGATGTCGGCAATGCCACCTTTAACATCACAACGTGCAAGATATTTGATAGCGTTACCACGTAGGAATCCTGCGAACTGCTCAGGTGTCATCCATGCTTCCATTGCTACCCAAGGTTGTACGTTCATATTTTTGTAGTGACTTCCACCAACTTGTTGTTGGTCGGCTTTGCCACTTGCTACGGGGTGTGCCTTGTCTAGCATAGAACCACTAAGCACACGCTTGCGTACCGCATAGATAAGGGGTAGCGCACACTTGAACTTCGTGGCAACTTCTTTGGGTACGGCACTTGGGTTTGCCAAGAGATACTCTGCGACCTTCGTTGATTTAGATTTTTTCATTTGTCTTTTCCTACTGAGTTAAGCCATGCACATTCTTCCTCTAACACCTTGACCCGTGCACGTAATAGGTCAATGTCCTTCTGTTGTTCAGCCCATGAGGCATCCCATACATCCTTACTCCATCCACCATCATCTTCGTACGCTACACCCCCAATAAAGTTTGCATACGTACCATCACGCTTTTGAATGTCCATATCGACTCCTAGTTAATTAAGATAAGACTGCCTACGATTACTGCAAATAGCAAATACCAAATAGCAAACAGTTGCCATACACTATCTCCTTGATACATACGTTCTCCTTTACCAGTCGTCACCTTTCGGTATGTCAATACCCAAGTCCTCATAGTTTGAGTACTGGTTATCCTCATCTGCATCTTCAAACATAGACTTCGTTGGGGTATGTTTAACTACAACTTGTTTCTCTGTCTTTGGCTTGGCTTTCTTAGGCACACCATAGAAAGCAGACATAAGCGTATCGGTTGCTTTCTCTACGTTTATCTTCTTAGCTTTCTTTGGTGCTTTGCGCAGAGGGGCACTCTCCCATCCTTCAAGAGTAGCACCCCTAACACCACACTTACATGACCATCGCCTGCGGGTCTGTACTGTGACTGCGTTCCATCGTGTGTCTAGGCACTTCATTCGGGTTTTGCACTGTGGGCATTTCATTAAACACTCCAAACTTTCTACGTAAATCTATACTGTAAGTAGTACATACTTTGTCTACTTCCTCAATGACTTCTTCTACTGATACTGTTGAAGAATAATATCCTGTACTAACAGATTTTATAAATCCTTTTAGTAAGTCTATCGAACACTCACCATCTCTGAGGGATGTGTATAGAACTTCTTGCCATGTATCAGAACCCCAGTCAGGCATCTCCCATTGGTGACGATTGATACCTACACGTTCTGCTTCTACTTTTTTAATGAGTGATTCAAGTACACCCATCCGTGCTCGTACTTTAATCGCCATTTTGAATTTACGCAATGCACGTAACCACATTAGTTTGTTTTCTTTTATCACATCAGTACTGTTAAGAGGTGGCTTTGCATTAGTAGGTTCATAAGTATTGAGGTCAAACTGTAAGCCATCAAACACATCGTAAGCAGGCGCAGTTTTAAAGTAGTCCCATGTATAACCATCGGGATGGTCTTTACAATACTTTCTATACCCAGTAGTAGATGTTACTGTGTATCTACCAGTAGCTTTACGTGTCCATAGGAATGGAATAGCACGTTGGAGTGCTTGGCTCAGAGTGATGCTACAACGTCTTGCTTCTTGTGAAGTTAACTTAAACGTAAACTTGTTGTCAGGTGTGAATACACCGACTACTGCTGTATCGAATCGTAGTTCATAGGTATCACCTACCTTATACATACGTGCCCATGACTGCACGGGTCTACCTGCATCAGGGTTACGTGCCCTTGTAAACCACTCAGCAACTTCTCCATACGAAAGTTTATCTGTACGCATATCTATTCCTTATCTTGTTAGTTTGTGTGCTACTACTGTTGCGGTTAAAGAACCCAAGTCCACATCCACTTGCGTGTCGGTCTTGGTACGTTCAACTATCTTGCGATGGCGTTCCTTATACTCCTCAGGAATCAAGTCCCATAAGGGTTGCCACATCTTGAGGGCAGGGGCTAAGGTTGCATGTGCATTGATAATCTTCTTGACTTGTTCCACAAAAAGAGTTCTGCGTTCAGTCACTAAGCGTACTCTTTCCTTGTATGCAATAGCTTCTGCTTTGATGTCCTCAAACAAAGTAATATCTTTAAGTGTGAGTTCCGTATTGGAATAGTAGCCTGTGTTCTTTACTGGAAAGTCATCAGTCTTAGGTATGCTATACGGATAAGGTCGCTTGTTAGTTAGGGGGCATGCTATGTTTAAGTCAACGTCACCAACTTTAGCGATAGTTATTTTTTCTACCTCGTTAAAAAAGCAAGAAGGTAATGCGTTCATTGAAGGAATATACGATGCGAACATGCGGTTGTATACCCTGTCTGCCCAGTCTTTAGGATAAGATTGTACTGCTTCATCTACCTGCTTATCAAAAATTCTCATTGCATTTTTAACAATAGTTTCTTGTAGTTCTTTACTAAATCTTACTGTTGCCATGTCATTCTCCCTTCTTGGTTAGGTTATATATTGTTATCTGTGCTTGCTCTAACACCTCGTCAATGTTAAGCATCTCTTGGGTCGCAGGGTCATCAGGGTATAACTCCTTGACAAGATACGATAAGTTGTTGATTGTTTGTATCGCTTGGTCTGCTACGTTCATACGTATCTCCTGCTTTAGTTGTTTATAAAACGGGCTAACTATCACCATCATTTATCTCCTGTAAGTTATTAGCTTCAATAGTTTCTTTAACTGCTTTATCGCTAGTTAAGTGGTCGTAGTCACGCTCAAGGTCACGATACAACTTCTGCATGTAACCTTTAAAAATAGCTATGCTCTCTGCTTCAAAATCAATCATGTCTTGGGTCAATGCCATGTCTAATGCCGTAGCAACTTGCTCGTGCGTTTCTGTTGGTTGGTCAAGGGTATCTGCAAAGTTGTCACAGTCCACGCTAAAACAAGTAGAGTTCTCGTGGTAGTAGTGACCCCTATGCGTAACCTTCAAGTACACACTACCGCCATGTTCCATCAACTTGCGTATCGCTATGTACTGGTTAGGCTTGAAGTGCTTGTCGATAAACAACTGTAAGTTATCTATCTTCCCTTCAAAGCAAGCACCATCACCTTGTGACCAAAAGCCTGAGAAGTAGATGTTATCTACCTCTATGCCAACTTCTGCCATGTCTTGCTTAAAGCAGTCGTACTCTGAATCCCACCACTTAACATGTTCTACGTTGATGTGTCGGTACTTATCAATCAGGCTTTCGGATATGTTCATGACATCAATACCACTTCACCGAATGGTGCTTCACCTGCATCGGTAGATACCCACAGTACAGGATAGCTAGGCATATCACCGAAGTCATCACAACATAAGTCGGTTAGGAATACACAGGCTATGGGGTTGATGTCATTGTCAGCAAAGTATTTAAACACAGGGCTAAAGGCAGTACCTCCACCGCCGTGTGCCTTGATGTTCAGGCTATCATCACGCTCATACTTCTCGTAGTGTGATACCTCGCTATCGAAGTACACCACATGGATACATGATGGGTTGCCATCTTCCTTGATAGCGTTAATCTCACCTGCAAACTGGGCAAGAATGTCCTCATCAATAGACCCTGAGCAGTCAACTGCAATGGCTATCTCACCGAGGGATTCACCACTTGTACTTGGTAGGTATAGCCCTTGGGATAAGAACCTACGATTAGGTCTAGCGAATGAGCGTTGGTCACTCTTGCATTTCTCTACGAACTTATGAAGCACATCACGCCAGTCAACCTTAGGTGCAAGTACATCATTGACCAGTCGCTCTAGTCCTGCACTCATCTTGCCCATCATCTTTGCGGCTTGTGCCGCTTGTGCTACACGTACTTTCCATTCAGCCTGTTGTTGGGCTTGTTCAGCAGGGGTATTGCCACCATCTTGGCAGTCATCCATAGCTTCAGTACCATCACCACCTGTGCCGTCATCGGGTTCATCGGGCAACAAGTTGTAGATACCATCGGTTGTTTGGTTGCCTGCTTGGTATAGCTGAGGGTTAAGTAGTCCGAAGGATGGCATCTTGCCAATGTTCTCATCGGTCAGTAGTTGGTTAATAACGTAGTCACCTGCCTTGTTCCAACGCTTATGCTGACGTTCGCCTCGTCTGAAGTTATGGTCAAGCATGGGGTGTAAGCACTCATGGGCTACGATGAACTTACGTTCTTCATCGTTCATCTCTTTGATGAAGTGAGGGTTGTAGCCAATACGCTTGCCGTTAGTCCATGCAGTCTTGCATGTATAGTCTTTAACAAAGGGCATGTTGAGTGCCACATTGCCAATGAATGGATGCTCAAGTACCAATGCGGTACGTGCCTTAGCAAGTAGCCTATCAAGGGCTACTTCCTCTGCACTTGTCAGAGGCTCTCGGTCTTTGTGGTTAGGTACGACTGAAGTCATCTTAGATTCCTTTCATGAATACGGACATCTTGTCCATGATTTGCTTAGCTTCTACTGCCGTGTCACGGCGTAGGTCGGGGTCATTACGTAGTGCTTCAGGATGTTTGAGTAATGCACCTTCTACCTCTAGTCTTAAGGCTTCAAGATTAGGGTCATCCATGAAGTTAAGTCTTGGCAGTAGGGCACACATCTCTTTGGTGTTCTCTACTAAGGTGTCACGGAAGATAGCTTTGGGGTCTGCTAACTTCTCAGCCATATGCTTGACACGTTCGTACAGTCTGTCCCATACCTCTTTCATAGCTACGTTCTGTGCTTCTGCTACTCTACGCTCAACATCTTCTTGGATGCGAGTCAGTTCCTCTGAAGCGATACTCACACGGAAGTCGCTACTTGGTACAGGGAATATCGCCATGTCCATTCTGAACTTACGTGCTATCTCCACCTCATCAGGATAGTCAGCATCGTTATACAGTCCGTTGAGTAAACGCTTGGCATCCAGTCGCAACTGGTCATAGTTCTGTATGAACTGGTCAACAAGGTACTGCCATTCATTCTTCTCCTTACGGAAGTCAGTCATGAAGGCTAGGTAGTTGGCAGAGGGTAGCATCTGCGTACCCTCCATACCCCAAGGTAAAGTATTGTCATAGAACTTAGTGCGGATATGGGTAGTTTTCTTATGCACATGGTCAAGCAAGTCATTGGCAGGCAGTAATGCCTTGTTGTATCTACCTGCTTGGGTAGATGTGCCGTAGGTATTGGCAACATCTTGTGTTGCTTTCTTATCGTACTTGCGAGCAGTCCATTGGGATACGGATAACTGTACAAGTAAGGCTCTGTCATTCAGATTCATAGTAGGTACTCCTTCTGTTGGTGAGGGGCATATGCCCCTCGGTTGATTAGAACAATACGTCTTGGTGTTTCATTGCCCACTTGGTAAACGCTTGCGTGTTAGACAGTTCGGGTTTCTTACGTGAGGCATACGACACAG